TAACGACACACAAGCTCCTATATACAAGTATATCAAAGGAGACATTACTGAAAGGATACGCCATTTAAAAAAGCTCGTAGAGCAACCAGAACCTTCCGAACTATGCTATCAGCCACAGCCAGATGGCAAGTCAGGAAACTTAAAGCTGGCTATTGGTTGCTCATATTGTCAGTTCAAAAAGCATTGTTATCCAGAACTAAGGGCTTTTAAGTATTACAATGGCCCCAAGTTCTTTAGTAAGATAGTGTTAGAGCCAAAGGTTGAGGAGATACCGTTGTGAACAATCAGTACAGGTCTGGCTTAGAGGAACAAGTAGGCCACCACTTAGGAATAGACAAGAAAGGCACAGAGTATCTTTATGAGCCATTTAGATTGCCCTATGTTACCCACAGACACTATGTTCCAGACTTTGTACATGAAGGTAAAAGAGTTTTAATAGAGTGCAAGGGTTTCTTTAGGGCCGGAGACACACAGAAGTACAAAGCTATTAGAGACTCTATGCCTACTTGGGAATTAGTTTTTATTGTGACTAGTAAAAAGAAGAAAGTAAGGAAAAATAGTAAGACAACAATGGAAGAATGGTGTGACAAAGAAGGATTTTTGTGCTATACTGCACATGAAACAAAGGACTTGGTGAAATACATAAAAGGAAAGAGGGTATGATACTCACATTTGAAGAACTCAAAGAAGATATAGAAAAAGAGTACGATGTGACATTGGTATGTGAAGCATTAAGTATAACAGTAGAAGACTTGCTTGTGGCTTTTGAGGACAGGCTAATGCTTTACCAAGACAAATTCATAGAGGACTTAGAGACACATGAGACTTAACGATGTTAGCCCTAAACAATGGGACAAGATGTTAAAGGATAAGTTAAAAGCCGACAGNCANGANGCTTACCAAAAAGGTAACGAAGTTGTTATTGAAGATTTAGTAAACTCCCCTAAGCATTACAACACTGGGGGCATTGAGTGTATAGAAGCAATACAAGCGTCTATGTCCAAGTTAGAGTTTGCAGGATATCTTAAAGGTAACTTGTCTAAGTACATTTGGCGATATAATTATAAAGGCAAACCAATAGAGGATCTTAATAAAGCCAAATGGTATTTAGATCGTCTTTTAGAAATTACATAGGAGATTTAAAATTGAATGATCCGTAAGTTTTGGAAAATATGGAAACACGCTTTAGGTTCTTTTGATGAAGAAGACGGCTATGACTCAGCAAACGAAAACTACATATCTTACATTAGAACATTTATTGTTCTTTCAAATTTAATTTGTGCTTATGTTATAATGATTAATATAATAAGACACTGGTAACACTTAGGAGACAGAAATGGATCAGTACCAACAGTTTATACACAAGTCACGCTATGCACGTTGGATTCCAGAAGAGAATCGTAGGGAGACTTGGGAAGAGACAGTAACACGTTATGTTAACTTCTGGGTCGAGAGAGAGCAGATTAACACAAGCACCGCTAAAGAACTTTGGGAGGCTATTTACAATCTTGATGTTATGCCCTCTATGCGTTGTATGATGACAGCAGGTAAGGCGTTGGATAAAGACAACGTAGCAGGGTTTAACTGCTCCTACCTTCACATAGATCATCCTAGAGCCTTTGATGAACTAATGTATGTGCTGATGTGTGGTACTGGTGTTGGCTTTAGTGTCGAGCGTAACTTTATAAATAAACTACCAGACATAGCAGAGACATTTCACGTTACCGACACTACCATTGTTGTGTCCGATAGTAAGATAGGGTGGGCTAGTTCGTTCAGAGAACTTATAAGCCTATTGTATGCCGGTAAGATTCCTAACTGGAACATGGGCCGCATACGACCTGCCGGAGCAAGACTAAAGACCTTTGGCGGTCGAGCGTCAGGCCCAGAACCTTTGATTGATTTGTTTAACTTTTGTGTAGAGATATTCCAAAAGGCCAAAGGTCGCAAGCTAACGTCCATTGAATGTCACGACATATGCTGTAAGATTGCAGACATTGTTGTCGTAGGTGGTGTCCGTAGGTCAGCCCTTATTAGCCTGTCTAACCTTAGTGACCAACGTATGCGGAAAGCTAAAGCAGGTCAATGGTGGGTCGATGAAGGACACCGTAGGTTAGCCAACAACTCTGTAGCGTACACTGAGAAACCTGACTTTGAGTCGTTCTTAGCTGAAATGCAATCTATGTACGAGAGCAAAGCAGGGGAGCGTGGTATCTTTAGTCGTGTAGCGGCACAAAGAATAGCCGCTAGGAACGGAAGGAGAGATGCTACTAAAGAGTTTGGAACTAACCCATGCTCTGAGATTATCTTGAGGAGCAACCAATTCTGCAACCTATCAGAAGTTATTGTACGACCAGAGGATACATTAGAAAGCCTTAAGAACAAGATACGTATAGCTACCATCATAGGGACACTACAGTCCACCTTAACAGAATTTAGATACTTACGGCATATGTGGAAGTTTAATACGGAACAAGAGGCATTGCTTGGTGTTTCCTTGACAGGCATTATGGATCATAAGATGCTAGGAAATCACTCTGATAAGCTAGAGATGTGGCTTATGGAGATGAGACAAATCAGTATAGAAACTAACAAGAAGTGGGCTAAACATTTAGGTGTTAACCAAGCTACCGCTATTACCTGTGTCAAGCCTAGCGGCACCGTTAGTCAGCTTACAGACACTGCATCTGGTATACACCCTAGGTTCTCTAGTCAGTACATCAGGCGTGTTAGGTCAGACAAACAAGACCCATTAGCAACCTTTATGACTGACAAAGGTTTNCCTGTAGAACAGGACGTTATGTCTCCCAGTTCCTTAGTGTTTAGTTTTCCAATTAAGTCACCTAAAACTAGCACCACAGTAAAGCAAGTGGGAGCTATGGAACAGTTGCAGTTATGGAAGACGTATCAAAACTTCTGGTGTGAACATAAACCTAGCATAACGGTCTACTATACCGACGATGAGTTTCTACAGGTAGCTCAATGGATCTGGGATAACTTTGAAATATGCTCTGGTATATCTTTGTTGCCTTACAGTGACCATGTATACCAACAGGCTCCCTATGAAGAGATAGACCCTGAGAAGTACAAAGAACTGCTAAAGGCCATGCCTAAAAACGTAAACTGGGATGATCTAGAGAACTTTGAGTCAGAAGACAATACCACAGGCTCCCAAGAACTAGCGTGTACTGGTGGAGCCTGTGAGATAGTGTAATTCTCCTGTGTAGCCTTAGAGCCAAGGATGGCTCCTTTTTATTGTTAGGTTTCTTCTTCTTCAAAATAAGACTCTTTAAATTCTCTTATAGATTCTTTTCCTGTTGGAGATAAAAGACCTATTGTTTCATTTAAAACTCCCCTTGAAGAAGGTTTTTCTGCCGCCAAAGCTGTAAGAAGACGAATTGCCTCTTCTGTTCCTCCAGTTTCTTGAGCAGTAACTGGGCTTCTTCCTTTAGAGTCTTTAAAATCTTCTAGTTGTTCTTTTGTTCTTGCCCCTTTTCTAACACCTTTAAAATTTGTATATATAGGGCCAGAAACTGCAATCATTTTAGTAGGTAAAGTTTTGTTTATTAGATCGCCCACTAAAGGGGCTTTTTCTAAAAAATCATGTGTGTCAAACATATAGTTCTGCATACTGCCATCAGGAAAAACTTTTGCAATACCTGTTATTCCTCCTTCAACTACAGCACTACCAACAAAAGTACCGCTTTGTACCCATATTCCATTTTTTTCCACGCTTTCTAAAGTAGGAGTTAAAAGTTTAAACCTAGTACCCAAATCAGGAGAATTTGACAGAGCTTCAAACAAATTTTTATTACTTACTTTTGTTCTTGTGTCTTCTAGTGTTTTTCTTGCTTTTGCTATTGGTGTTTTGTACGGAGATTTAAATGCAAAGTCTCTAAAATGGTCACCTGATTGAGTTCCGCTAGGTACTTTAAATACTAAAGCAGCGTTATTTTCTCCGTTTACAAAAGGAGTTTGAGTTCTTACCATTTGTTTATAAGCAAACTCTAAATCTGCTTTAGAAGTAACTCCTGTTGAGGGTGTTTTTCTACCACCTTTAGCAAACTCTTTTAAAGACACAGGAGAGTAATCCGTTACAAAACTATATTGTCTAATGTCTTCTAGTGCTTTTGGCACATTTCCTTTTCTTTTTGCTTGTACTAAAATATGACTATTGTAAATTGCTTGAGCCATTGCTTTTTCTAGATTTCTTTTAGTAGGGTCTGTTAGTAAGGAAGCTATTCTTTTTTGGGTCTGCTTACTTACTCCTGTCTCGTTATATAATGCTTTAGCACTGGGGGTTAAAGAGTTTAAAAAAGAAGCTGCTCCTGTTGTTGCAGCGTTAGCTAACCCTTTAATTGATCGGGCAGCACTTACAGCTTCTTGTATTCTATTTGGATTAGAAGGTGTCCAGTCTTTACCTTTACCTCCTCTTCTTTTCAAATATTCTGATCCTAATCTTAATTCAAACTTTGTAGGAGGAATAGCCTCTATTTCTTTAGCACCAGTGCCGTAGTAATTGTCTATATAATTAGGAACGCCAGCAACAGACGATCCTCTTAAAGATTTGTTAGTTCCTTTAATTGCACTGCCAACTACAGGTAAAGCAGAAGCAATGTTTAAAGCATTACCAATGTTTTCTGTAGTTCTAGGATATTGTTGCGCTAACTGAAGTGCCGACTGTACAGGCTGAGAAGAAACAGCGTTTTGTAACGAACCTTCAAGATATTGTTGTGCAGCGTTTGGCACTAAACTGTATAACCCTGACGCTGCATACTCTACAGGAAGACCCATAATGTCTCCTAACATTCCTCCTGCCTGTCCTGCTCCGGTTAGAGCTAACTCTCCTACATTTTCTTTGCCAGTAGAAAAATCATCGTAAGCCCTATTAACTTTAGCATATCTAGCCTCTGCTTCTTTGACCGTGTTTTCCCAAAGACCCATTAGTTATTCCCTATCGTCTTCTTCTGAAGAATCATCTACAGTAGTAAGTGGTAATTTTAATGCTTCTACTACAGCCGCACGATCTAAAGATAAACTTCTTCTCATTTCATTGTTTTTGGTTTTCTTTATTGCTTTGTCTGTAGCTCTTAAAACCAAAGAAAGAGACTCTCGCATTCTAGGGGTTATTGCCCCTCTTTTAATCATGTATCCTGCTGTTCCTGCAACACCTAACGCACCAAGAGTAGCAGCAACTGGGCCAAGAGCTACAGCAGAAGCTCCATAACTAATAGTAGCAAAAATACCTAAAGGAGTAGTAGGTATTCTAATAGCCAGTTTTCCTATGTTTGCGCCTAACCGACCTAAAGCAGTGTCAAACTCGTCTGCTGCTTTTTCTCCAAGCCTGTCATTAACTTTATAAAGAAGACTTTGTTCTCTTAACGCTTCTCTAAATTTTACATTAACTCCTATTGGTTTTCCGTCTAAAGTTGTTTTTGCTAAAGAATTTTCTATAGCATTGTTTAAAACATTTCTTATTTCTCTAGTTGCTACTGTGTAAGCGTTTGCATTGTCTCCAAAAGTATCTCTAGGCTGGGTTTTAAGCCAAGCATCTAGTTCTTTTCTAGCTCTTAATATAGACAAAGGTGTCCCGTCTACTTTTGCAATAATTCTATTTGTTTGATTAAATATTTTTTCAGCAACAGTAGAAGGAACTCCAGAAATAAGGGGATTGTTTTCTTTTAAATATTCTACAGAATTTTTTAAATCTTGTTTTAATTCTCCCACATTAATTTTTACAAAAGATGCTTTAGTTA